CCTGATTCTGCTTAGGCGATCCGATGCGGTTAAAGTTGTCGTCGAGCTGATCCGCTTGAATGAGCTGAAGAGTGAAGCCGAACGGGTTTTGAGACTTCGGAACGTACATCTTGCGGACGATAATCTCGCCGTCTCGCCCGATTCCATCGGCCGCCATCCGGCAAACATCGTTCCAAGTATATTTTCCGTGAATCGTGCAAAACTCTTTGCGCTGCCACTTGCGCCAGGCTTTTTTTAGAGCGTCGTTTGTGTTGTCATCGAGCGTGTCGCTCCCGTGTATCCGCTGCTTTTCTATCTTGAACGCAATGCGGATGCCGTGCGGCCCTACAAGATTCGTCCTCAGCATTTGCTGAAACTTCGACGCAATCGGCGAGTTGATTTGCTGCTCCCTGGCGCGCGCGCGAAGGAATCGCAAATCCATACGCAAGATTTGGTCCGCCGCCCGCGGAACGCGGCTCCAGTCTGCCGTAAGCCGGCCAGGCTTAGCCGCGGCGAAACCTCCGAAGCCAGCGCCGGCCCCGGATAGAACCGCCTGCATATTGTTCGGCGTGAGCGTGCGGGCGGCCGGCAAAATCTCCGCCGGCGCGAGCTGCGCGCGCTTCGCCTCGCTCAAATCTAGAAGTGTTAAAGGCATCGGCGAGGCTCCTTAGTAGTTAGGCCGCATTGTAAAAAGCACTTTGCGCCGGCGAGTAAATTCTCCGCGCGCGGCGCGCTCCTCATCGTACTTGTAGGCGTATTCATCGCGGCGCTTGTCGAGTTCCGTCTTATTCATGTAGCTGATACGCCGGCCCGAAACCTCATACTCTTGCACCATCGGGCTCTGATCGCCTGAGATTGCCGCCTCGAGCATATCGAGGGTTTTCTTCACAAACGAGCGCGTATCTATCGGCGCGCTCGCCCCGAATAGCTTCGCGTCTACCCGGCAGCTCTGCAAAAGAAACGTCTGTTGATCCGTGAGCGTTCCGTTTTGAGTTAGAGACAGAACCGAGTACAAGTCATAAGTTCCCGGCGTAACCGCCGCGGTCTGCGCCGGCGTCACTGCAATATCGAAGCTCTGCGAGTCCGCATCCACGGTAATCGAGCCCGCGGGAAATTGAAAGATCGCGCTCGGCGAGTTGAGAACGTATTGCAACGCCCAACCCTGGCCGGACGGATACGCCTCAAAGTTGCGCGTCCACTGCCACGAATCGCCGGCGCGTAACGCCGTAGGCTCGCCGGCAACCGTAGGCGCGGACAAGATATCAGGAGTCGGAGGAATTACCGGCGGAGTGCTCACGCTCTAACTTGTGCCGTCTTTAGCCGAAATAGAGCAAATTAACGCCTCCACGAATTGATGAATGAGTTAGAAAACGGATTACTCGCGGATTGCAGCGGCTTAGCCGGCATTAGCGGCCGCGCCACTTGCGCCGGCGCTCGCGCTGGCTCCGGCGTGGCAGTTTCGGCCGGATTCATCTCCTCGGCCCGCCGGGTCAGATTCGCCTTGATAGCTCCAAAGTTCGGATTTGCAACGTCGCGCGCCGCCGCGGCGTAATTCAGGCAATCGAGCGCCTCGTTTCGCTCGTACTTCTGCACGTAGGCGGAAACCATCTTTCCGTTTACAACCTCGGAAACCTTCTCCTCGGCCGCGAGTTGCCGGAAGTATTCCGAATCGAAATCCTCAGTCAGCGGGAAGTGAACGAAGCCCGGCCCTTGCTGCTCAACGCGGAGCGAGCTGTATATCAAATCCTTGCCGGTATCCACGCCCACGCCAAACAGGAGCGCCTTATTTACGCCCTTGCGGTTTGCCGAGCTGATTAGCGGAATGCCGAATCCCGAGACACCCTTGCATGCGTGAATGCCGCGGCTCTCGCGCGCTCCCGTGAATTCATACACGCGCTTTGTGTGATTGCCGTTGCCGGAGTCTACGAGCGTTGTAACGATGTGGAGAGTAGGCCCGAGTATGTGCGGGTAACGCTTGCGGAGAAACGTGTCCAGCATGCGCCAGGGAGAATCGCCGTGCTCGATAGGCAAAGACGGGTCACCATAGAGCTTCCGATGCTCCACGAGCCACACTTCAGAATCGAGGCCCCATCCCGCAACGGAAACCTCGATGCGATCCTTTTGCACGTCCGCGCCGCATGTAAGCATGAGCACGCCGGCCGGGAGCTTGTCTCCGTAGTGCTCGCGGCGCGCCTCAATTGCCGTCTGATTCGCTTTCTCGCCGCGGATTTCCCACGTCTGAGCCAGGCGCGTATTGATAAAGGTTTTTTGCCGCTCGATGTTATGGCGCGCCTTCAGCCACTCGAGAATCAAATCGCGCCACTCGACAAACGGAGAGTAAAGCGCGTTCAAGTGGAAGCCCACAACGCGCTCATCCATCGGCTTAGCCGTCGCGCGCCATTCGCCCTTAGCGATCATAAAGAACTTACTGCGCTCTTCAATCACGCAACCGTTGACGCAAATGTAATACCAGCGCTTTAGCCGATATTTGCGATTGCCTTCCTCGTCGCGCTCGTCTTCCTCGTCATACTCATATTTGAGCCGCCGCCACTCGAGCACTTGCATTTCTTCGCAATGCGGACACGGCACAAAGTACCGGCGCTGATCGGATTCGCCGAAGCCTTCCTCGATTCGAGAATCGCCCTTTATGCCCGGCGTAGACGCGAGCACAATCTTTTTATTGTGAAAGTTACTCGTACGCTTCTCGGCCAGGTCCACCGGATCGCCCTCCGTGCCGGCGCTCTTCGGGTAGCGGTCAACCTCATCAGGCAGCAAAACGCGGATCGGCCGCGAGGCCAGGCCGGCCGGCGCGTTAGCTCCGCGCATCACGAGAACGCCGCCGGGAAATTCCTTATTGTCTAGCGTGTTGCCGGAGTCCCTAGTCCGCGGCGAGGGAAAGATGCTCGAGAGCGCCGGCGTGTCTCGGATCATCTTCGCAACGCGGTTTTTTGAGAAATTTTCGGCCTCGTCAACGGATGCCTGAATTACCAGAATCGGAGCCGGGTCCCAATGGGAGAAGTATCCGATTGTGGCGAGCTGTATCTGCGTCTTGCCGAGCTGCGAGCCCATCATCAGCACGATGCGCTGATATCGCGGATCGGTAATCGCGTCCATGATGCCGCGCTGATACTCCGCATTCGACGTGAGAAACTTTCCAGGCATCGCGGACGATTCCGGCGATAGATACAAATACTCGTCTGCCCACTGCGAGAGCGTGAGCGGAGCCGGAGGTTCAAACATCCGTAAGCCGTCCGAGACGGCGGCCAGGAGCGCCGCTACTCCGTCCGAAGATGTAACGTATGGGCTCACTCGCCGGCCGCCTTCATGCTCGCCAGCTCCGAGCAGACAATCTGACACTCAGCCTTGAGGATTGCCTCAACCTCGGAGCGATCCGCCGCGCCGGCGAGCCGAGTAGTCAGCCGGGAAGGCATCGCAAGAATCTTCGATTGAATCGCTCGAGCCAGGGTCGAGAGCGTCTTCCTTACGTCGCTGATTCCCGCTACCTGGCCGCGGCGCTCGGCGAGGTCTAACTCCTTTAGATCGGCCTCGGCGCGGGTCTTCCTGGCGAGCGCGGCTTCGTAATTCTCCGGCGGGAGTTCCGGCCCCGATTCCGGCCCGGATTTGACGCGGCTTTTTTCCGGCGCTTCCGTCCGCGTTTCCGCCCGGTATCGCACGTACCACTCGAGCACGTCCGGCCACTTCAGCGAGCGGCCGCGCTGGCCGTCAACAAACGGTAACCCGTTCTTATTCATCCAGTTACGGACGCTCTTTTCAGTAACGCCTAAGAGTTCCGCAACGTCCGCGGCGCTCAAGCTGTCAAATTTTTGCGGGCTCTCAGTCTTAGGCATAGGCGGAAACGGAAACGTTGACAAAAAACCTGTCTCTAGGCCGCCCTGGCGCTGGCGCGACACCCCCAAACGGCATTGCCGTGGAAGGACCCAACCTATTGATTCTTAATGGATAAAGCTCGTCCATGAATGAGGCAAACGATGAAAATGCCTTTCGCTCACGCAACGGTTATGCCTGAAAAGAGAAAAGCCGAGCAAGTTTAGGCTCGGCTTGACATAAATTTCGCGTTTTCTGCGCCCCGGAGGAGAAAGATAATGAATAACTGTTTGATTTTCGGGCAACTCGGAGTATTATTTAAGCATCAGGCGACACGTTTGGAGGGTATCTTCAGTGGGTACTGAACGCCGCCTGATAATCGGTTGCAAGGCCTAGTCAGCCTTGGGAGCTCGTCTCTCCTGCCCTCCGCCAGCTTGCAACCAACAAATTTGTATGGACAGCTAAGGTCCAAAGGTTTATTCTTAATCCATTATCAGGCGGCGCGCCACCTACTGGCGTACCTAAGAACACGCAAAAGGCCTCAGAGTGACTCCTGAGGCCTTTTGTTTTCTTCTACGTCGTCCACGCTTTCAGCCCTTCAATAAAGAGCTTAATGCCTGCATCAAGCATGGCATCCTTGTCCGGGAGACGATCTTTGAGTCTCGGCTTTACGGCGGTCCTGAAAGCACTGACGACCTGTGAAGTCACATCTGTGCAATGCTCACGTAACATCGCCTCAACTAAAACGGAGTACTGCCTCGCATATATCTCCTTCGATTTAGCATCACCCGTCCTTAGGTGCCAGTTGAGCATCGCAAACGCCTGATCTAACCCGCTATCGTTCAAAAGGATCTTCAGCCGATCCAAGTCGGTTGCCTTAACCGGCGCGCCATCTATGAAAAACGGCTCCCCAGAATCGAACGGCGTGACAATGTCGATCACAAGGCGTTCCCACGGGAGATTCATTTGCAAAAGTGGAGTAGGATCACCCTTCCGCACTGCCAAGAGCGTGAATCGACTGTTCGCGGTGTACTTAGGCAATTCTGACATTTGACATTTTCCGAGGTAGCAAGCTGATTCAGCACAGCATACCGCAAACTAAGAGTCAGTTGGCGGCGCAGCAGCGATCCTGAGCCTTTATGAGAGCCCCACAGTGAGAATGTCACCATGGGCGCGGTAAATCTCGATACACTTCTCTGCGCGTTCCGGGTCCGTTGACCACGCGAGCGACACTTGCGAAACGTAGACTTCTGGCGTTGCCGCTGCGAGAGCCGCCGAATAGTGCGGATACGATCCTGCCAGCCGGCGGAGCGTGTTCATCCGCTCACGGAATGAGGTTGCGTAATCGGGATACTCGCACCATTCCGCGTCTACCGTAACCCATTGATGATTGAGAAACTCGCGCGTGGGGAGATCGAGCGATCCGTATACCGGGTGAACTTGCTGCTTTGCGCCAAACAGATTGTGGGCCTTGAGCGCCAGCTCGGACGTTCCCCAGGTAGACTCGAGCGCCGCCTCGCATGCTGCCATACCTGGCCAGATGTGGCCGGCGAGCTTTGCAGCCTTAGCCGAGATCGCCAGGAAGGTTAATTGCCCTTGCGTTGCCATGCGCGAGATATCGCACGGATTTCACGCGGGCAGCAAAAAGACGGCATCTATCTACTTGCCACACCGCTGCAAACGGTCAAAATGGAAGTGCCGCGATTGGAGGTACAGGAGACGGCGCATGACAAGAGCATGCTTTAAGAAGAAGGGCTCGAATCCTCCCATGTGCGGAGTACATAATGTGCCGTTGATACAGCAGCGGAGTTTCGATGATTCGGCATCGGCAGGAATTGGTGACTTTACTTTTCTTGTCTGCCCCGTAAGTAGCGCGGTGGTCAATGACGAATAGCAGCCAGAAATAGGAGTTTAAGCCGATTCCACATCAGGCGAATAAAAGGCGAATATAATTCGGATATGCCCGCCTCATGGCTGATCGCTCGCCGGAACCTGCGCAGTAAGCCATTTCTCAATCTGGCTCTTGATGATCGGGGCTTCCGTCAAACTCTCGACGCATAACGCGGCATTTGAGCCAAGATGCAGCCAGTGAGAGCCATCCGCGTCCCGAAACAGTTTCAGGCCGTTAGTGGTCAACTCTAGTCGTGCCATACTGGTCAGATTAGCAAACCGGCGAGCCGAGGAAACCCGCTCATGACAGACACGCTACTACCCGACACGGATCCGACAGATGAGCAAATCAAGAAGAAAAAGCTTGACCGCGCTGCGACCGCTGCACATTCCGAAATACTATTCGTTGTGCTTCCATTCATCGTTATTGCAATAACTTTGGGTCATAGAGGCGAATTAAATACGATATTCTTTCTGCCTGAGTGGTCGATTGTTTCTGCTGTGATTGTCGGGCAGACCATTGTCAAACTCGCGTCATGCGTTATCGGCAAATCCGTTCCTCGAGAGCGAGTCGTGTTTGTCCTTTCCGGTCTTCTTGTTTGCCTTCTCGTTCCAATTCTTGTCATTCTCGCAATCGTTCTGACAGCCAACAAGGTCTCCGTTACTTTGGCGGTCACGCAAGCGGTCCTATTTGTTATAAGTGTGGTCTTCTTTCGTAACGCGTCGATTACCGAAACGATGATCGGCGATTAACACAATTCTTAGGGGGAATCAAAATAAGGCAATCCCCTTCCCCGGAAGATCGCCCGCTAAAATTAGACTTTGTGTTTTGTTTAGCTTGCGCTCGCGATTACCTTGCGATCAACGGCCGCGTCCACCTTCTCCAGTATGCGGCGCAATTCAGCTCGCACCGAAATAAGAGGCAATGCAACTAAGACAACGAGCCCCAATAAAACGAGTAAACCGATAAGAAGACTCACAATTCCCTCATATTAACACGGGTTTTCGATAGGAATTACACCGGAACGCCGGCGCTCAGCCTATCAGCCATTCCCGAAACCATACGGCGCGAAACCGTAAGCTCGCCATCAGCGAGAAGTTGCCGGCGAGCCGCGCCGCGTCCGCCTGGCTCTCGAAATCTGCAACCGTCTGCCTTACCAGCTCTCGAGTCGCTACGACCATCACTCACTCGCCGGCGTTGCAATCGGGTCAGGCTTCGCCATCTCCGCAACCTGCGCCGGCTCGTAAGCGCCAACGTTTACCGTTGCGTCCGCCTTCCCTTGCTCGTACGCATCATTCAGGAGATTAACGAGCGTGTGAGCCTCGCCGGCCGTGTAGAACGTGCTGAGCGGAGCCAGGCTCGGCAGATCGCCGCGGATTATCTCCCATTTTTCCCGTATCTCGTATTTCGGCATTTCTAACCCCTTCGTTTCTGAATTGTCGCAATCAGTAAAACGGTTACCTACTTGCGGGAATTCCCGCCGGAATCTTTATGGATGCCCTAGATGAAACTGCTCGCACTCGCGACACGGGTAGGCGTTGAGCGTATCCCACCGGCCGGCGTTGCGCGGATGGCAGATATCACCGCGCTTGAGCAGGGTCCGAGCAGCATAAGCCGAGTCTTCGCTCGGGTAAGCATCCTTGCCCGAGCTGCAAATAACCCGGTTTTGCGCGCCGGCAAT